CAATCCTCATCTGTTTTACAATCGCACATAATAACCTCCTATTTTGATTTAGCTGACATACTGTTCAAAGGATTATTTAAAGCCTTATTAATCTTTAAGTCAAGGCTTTCTTCTAATAATTTCATCTCATCTAGAAGTTCTCTAGCGTCTTCTTTTTGTCTGTCTTCAACATCATTAACAATCTCTGTGATGTGTCTTATATCACCATTCATTTGACGTAAATCTGCTTTCATATCGTTTTTTAAATCTTTGGCAACATCTGCCACTATTGTAATTTCATCAAGTATCATATCTATCTCTGATTTTAACACGGCTAATTGTTCATCATAGTGAGACAGATCCGGGGCCGTATACTCCAAAACTTTCTGTTGAAGGTCTTGATAGTTTTTCCAAAATTCAAAAACTGCCCATGCTCCCGATCCAAGAGCACCTAGAAGAGTAAGAATAGCAAACGCTTTCCCTCCAGATACCTTCATCCCCGAATACTCAATACTGGGCATCTATCATCTCCTGCAATGTATTATTTTGAGCCATGTCAAACAGCATACCATACTGATCATCTATTGTCTTGTTTAAATAGTCGTCAACGTTTGTATCTTGTATGTAAGACTGACTATCAAAAAATGTTTTAGTGTTACCTAATATCTGCATGACAATTAAGGTCTTTGTCTGAGCGGCATCATCATATCTTGCTTTGTCATCAATCTTCTTAACTATTTTAGTGGCAGCCTTTTCTTTCTTTGATACCTTAGGCTCTGATGGTTTCTCTTCTTCTACCGCTTCTTCTGGATCTTCTTCTTTTTGTGGTGTTTGTGGTTGCTCTGGTTCTGATTCCTGTGGTTCTTCTTGAGATTCTTCGATAACCTCCTCTTCTGGTTCTGCTTCTACGACCACAATTTCTTCCAATTCCATCTCGATTTCTAACTCTACTTCGGTTTCAACCTCAACGATTTCTACCTCAGGCTCGGTTAAATTTATTTCAATCTCAGCTATTTCTAATTCAACACTAGCAACAGTAATCTCTTCTACAGGAGCTTGGATAGGTGCGAACTCTATTTCGCCCTCGTTCATGCTCACATCATTTAATTCAAATACCTCTTCTACAAAATCTAATTCAACAGTGTCAAAAATATTTAAATATAATATCTCCTCCATAGTAGTAATTTGTTGAGTAATAATTGTATTTATGACGTTATAAAATACATTAACAGTTACATCATCAAATAAGGGACCTATTGCAAGGTTGATATCTCGCCCACCCACTTCAACAGTTATTCTATTTAAAACACCACTGAAATCGAAAGACCCAGTGTATGATTGGTAACCTGATGCAATACCAGATTCAGACAAGATATCAGTGCCTTGAAACACTGTGCTAGATCCATTACGTCCTGTAATGTGCATGTAGATTCTATCTTGAGCATCTCTTTTTTCGACTTCAATTGAGTATCTAACCTCACCACCCTTATCTATTTGCAAATCCGATATGTTAATATTATTAATTATAAAAGTCGTACCCATACCAGAGACACCCATGGTAGATGTGCTATTACCAGATCCAGTAATTTGTGCACATCTATCGGCTCCTAACTCACCACAAGTATTGCCTGTGGGCATTGAAGCGGGACCTTGACCTCCCCAATCTGTACGCATATCGCCATCATCTTGAGTGCCCACATAGCCTAATGAGCTGTCTAATATATTACCTGAGTCCTCATTAGTAATAGTTGTCGTGGTAGTCGTAGTTGTTGTGGTAGTTGTGGTAACTATTTCTGTGCCTTTATCATCTTCTGTAACAACAACGTTTTCTTGCTCAGTAATAGTTACACCTGGAGTGCAGAGACCATCAAAATTTTTACCCGTTGCATCAGGTAAACAATCTGCCTTAGAATAAGAGTAACAAAGAAAGAGCCATAAGGCCAAAATTCTTAATAGCATCTGTGTCCCCTTTTGGTTCTTCTACTTTAACTTGTTGAATATAATCATCTCTGTATCTGCTGCCCTCAGGAATTAGGTGAGGGTTCTCTTGCCAGTAAGCAGCGGCCTCGGCTCCAATAAGTCCGTTTACCGGACACGGAGTCCCTGCGTCTTGCATGCTTGTCCAGACACGGGGGTCCTGACACAAGATAGCCACCGCACTTACTTTCATGCCAAAAGCGTACTGTGAGCGAGATAATTTTAGAAGCTGACACAGCTCATCGTCTATAAGAACGCCTGTAGCAATACCTAAAATATTATTTTGAACTGCTCCGCCAATACCGACTTTACATATATCACTGTTAGAATTGGGCAGAACTGGTGCATTTGCTGTTGGTGGCGTATTATTGACTACTGTGCTAGATACTGTATTTGTTTCTGCTGATGAAGTTTGTATTGATAAATACATAAAGATTATAGTCATAAAGGCACAGAATAAGTAAAAGTATGCTTTAAACATCTAACACCTCCAACGTCTTCTTGCTTGTCTTAATCTTGAATTTGGATCTTTTGCTGCCTTTGGAAATTTTTTCATTTGTCCTGCGCTTCTAGCACAGAATGATTTTCTTCTTTTTGCTGCTTTGCTTCCAGGTTTTACTTTACCTGTAACGGCAGTTTTTAACTTAGAACCTGGGTTGTCACGTCTGTATTTGGCAACTCCAGCCTTAGTCATTCCCGCCCCTGCCTTAGTGGGGCGGAAATATTTTTTAGTCTTTGGGGGTTGTTTATCCCGTTTTCTCATTATGCAAAAAAGCAGGTCAGAGAAGTTACATTAGTGAGTGTTGCATGAATATTGTTAGAAAATCTCATACCTTCATCACCAATATACGTTTCGATTACTGCAGTAGCACTACCTGGAGTATCAATATCAAATACGGTACTTCCAGTGCTAGAGTCTTTTAATACTATACTACCTGCAGATCCACCACAGATAGCATGAATAGCAATAAGTCTTGCTGGTCTCGTAGTAACATTACCTGTAGCGGTAACTTTTGACGAACTTGTACCTATCATAATTTACTCCTATTCGTAACTAACGTCTCTATCTTTAGCAGCCATTATGTAATCAAGCTTTGTATTCATAGCGTCTCCACCTAGAATACCTGAAATACTTGCAGCTTGAGGTTTCATGTTTGCAGTTGGAATATTAGTTTGAGAAGTTCCTACATGTTTTCTGTTTACATAGAACTTAACAGTATCACTATTATTACCTTTTGTTGCAACAAAACCTAATGTGATAAAGGTATCATCAGCCAAAGTAACATCTGCTGTTGGTGATAAAGTAACAGAAGTAGTGGTTCCACCACTTTTTGTTCTGCCAGTAATTACACCACCTGTGCCCTCTGTCAAAACGAATGCTATTTGATTGTTAGTATTAAAAATATTTTCTGGGTTTGTAATGAATACTTCACCTAAACCTACAAAAATATCAGTTGAAGTTGCGCCAACAGTTTTAAGTCTTGTTTCAAAATAAAGTGAATTACCAGCAGTTGTTGGTAATGCTAAAAATTCATGTTTACCTTGAATAGATCCACCGTCATTATCAACACCAGCAGCAGATCTTAATTCTACTTCACCGTTAACTGTGTCAGCTAATACCGCAACAGTTGCGCCACTATCTTTAACGATTGTCCATTTGTGTGTTTCGTCAAGTGCACCTGCATAGAAATCATCCATGTAGTATACTTGATCAGGCCATTGTCCTACATTCAAATTTTCAAGCGCCGGACGAGCTGATGAAAAAAGAATAGGGCCTTTAAAGTGTGTTCCAGCCATATTAAACCTCCTTGGTTGTATAGACCATAATCATGCAGTCTCTATACCGTCTGCTAGCTCAGTGGTGCATGATCGTTATGCTAGATCTTAAATATTGCATAAAAAAAGGGCGGAGTCAAAGACAACCGCCCTCATTGTTATTATGATGAATATTTATTATGCACCTGGTGAACCGAATACACATCTAGGATCTGAGAAACCAAATGAGTATCTCTCTCTAGCTTTGTATCTTACATTACCTGTATCGAAATCACCTTCCATTGAAGTTCTAATTGGACTTCTTTGGAAAAGTTTAAATCCGTTAGGAATGTCGGTCTTAATAAAGAACGCATCAGGATCCACTAAGTAGTTGTTTACTGTGTAACCCTCAGGAATCATACCCATGTTTCTTGTTGCGTTAATATCATTGTCGGCAGTGCCTGGTCTGAAAGCAGACTCGGTTAATCTGTCAGCAACGAATTGTAACTCAGAAGGAACAATAAGTTTTCTACCCTGAGTAGAGATTAATAAACCTCTCTCATCTGTAAACGCAGCAATGTCAATTAATGATTGCTCTAATGATGCCTCATTAAGATCTGCTGATACTGCAAGTTCATTTCTCAATGTACCTGCAACAAGTGGGTGAGCGTCAGAAAGAAGTGCTACACCGTCACCACCAGGGAAGTTGTTATCAAAACCGTTATTTAAAACGTTTGCAGCTTTCACCTGTTTTGTGTTTGCCATGGAACGTGCAAGTGCTCTTGTGTATCTTGCTGAGATTCTG